GCTCTTCCGATCTATAAAGGAAATAAAAATCCAAGTGAATCTGAAATTAATGATGAAATTAAACGCCTTCTTTTAGTAGATAAGGCAAATCGATACCAGCGAGAGAGGGCATCTGAGTACCCATCAACAGGTGATCAGCTTGATATGATAATGAAAGATATGCGAGATGGCACAAAGACTCATCAAGAGGCTTGCGAGGCAGTTAAAGCAAAGTATCCGAAACCTGAATGATCGAATTGTTTTTGTGGAAATACGGCTTATACATTTTGATAATCTACGGCTTCATTGCAAATGCGTGTGCTTCTCCACAGAATTTAGGTTACTGGGAGGATGATAGACCATTGAGAGGAACTAACGAATTTAAGAAGGATTATGTCAGACCCTACTGGAAGTGTGCGGGGACGTTTAATAATTTTTTAGAATGTGATAATGAATGAAAAATATTTTAATTGCAGTAGGGTTATTGATTGGGACACTAGCATGGAGCGAGCCAGCGTTTACAGATGTTATTGCACAAACAAATAATCCTCATCCAACGTATCCTCCACAGCAGCATAAAAGTACTGCGGAGACTGCGGTAGACGATGTTCTGACAATAATTTTAGATCAAGGATTTGCAGGGGCTATTATAGTTTGTTTATTTCTCTGGACGTATAGAACTGATAAAGCAAACAGAGCGAGTCAGAAAGAAAACTTTGATAAATTTGTTAAGATTAGTGCAGAATGCTCTGGTCACATGGCAGGAGTAAGTGCAAGACTAGAGAATATCGAGAGAGAATTAGAAGCCACCAAACAATTAGAAATGTTGCAAGTAAGAAAGGGATAATATGGGATTTTTAGTACCAGTAGTCACAACTTCAATAAAGGCTATTATTACCAGTTTTTTCACCCAAAAAATGGTGGAAGAACTGATTTTCCAGCTTTTACGCTACGCTGTCTCCAAGACGGACAACACTTTAGATGATGCCATTTTGGAGAGTTTTGAAGCTAATCGTACAAAGTAAAGATACCAGGAAGGTATTATTTCTTTTTCTTTTGGAAGAAGGAAATTTTTTTCGTATTTATTGGGGTGGATAACTATGTCTATTAACTGGGCTTTGTATAAAAATTTTTCAGAGGACGAGCTTGCTTGCAACTGCAACAAATGTGGAAGGAGCGAATGTAAGGAAGAGCTGGTTGCTAAACTACAACTTCTAAGAGATGAAGTAGGTTTCCCAATTCGTCTTTCCAGTGCTTTTCGTTGCCGTGATTGGAATGCTAAAGTGGGGGGACACCCACGTTCAAGTCATATGGAGGGGCTTGCTGTAGACTGCCTAGTCGATGGCGAGAGGGCTTTAAAACTTATTGAGGCAGCAATTCGGTTAGGATTCAGTGGAGTAGGCGTAAGTCAAAAAGGTAAAGGACAAAAATTTATTCATCTCGACATTAAGGAAACGCCAACAAAAAGAATTTGGAGTTATGCTTAAATGGAAATATTGTTTGAAATGGATTGTGGGATTGATGTTGAGTTTATCCCTGATTGGAGGATGTCAACAAAAAACCACGCAGATCACAGCCAAGTACAATGGCAATTATCCCACTTCCCAAATAAGAGGTGTTTGGATGATGTGTTCACTCTCGTTCCAGAAGAACTCTCCATTTCTAGAGAGGGAGATTGTCTGGACAGCTTGCGATTGTTATACGGATATAATTAGACAAGAATTAACTCCGATTGAAGTTGAAGGCCCGGAACCAATAACTCGTTTAGATTTAAAAAAGGTTTTAGTAGAAAGATGCAACCCGAAACTAGTACCAAATCCAACGTAAGAAATGCCGAAGAAAAAAAAGACACCAAAGTATTAAACGATCAACAGAATATTCGTGAAATTGTTGAGCGACATCCTTATAAAAAATGGGAAGATATTTTAGATGGAAGTAAATAAACTTGAAGAAATTGATCGTCAGATAGCTGCGGCAAAACGCCAAAAATTAGCTCTAGAGTGTAAGGATGATTTCTTAAAGTTTATAAAATTTACAATGCCAGTTATAAATAATCCTAATAACATTGAAGAATCAATGTTTAAGGATGCTCGGCATCATAGGGCAATTGCTAAAGCTCTTGAACAAATAACAAAAGGTAAAATAAGAAGACTAATTGTTACTTTGCCTCCAAGGCATGGTAAATCAGAAATGGTTTCAAGGCGTTTTATCCCTTGGCTTTTAGGTAAAGACCCATATAAATCTATTATTTTTGCAACATATAATGAAGACTTTGCACAGGATTTCGGGGCAGACTGTAGATCAATTATGTCAACACCCCAATTTAAACAAGTCTTCCCAAAGTTTCAATTCAGGAAGGGAGGTGCATCCAAATCTCGTATCCAGACTGAAAATGGGGGTATGGGGGTTTTTGTTGGCCGTGGTGGAAGTATCACTGGCCGTGGTGGCGATGTTCTTATTGTCGATGATCCTATTAAGGACTCTGTGGAAGCTATGTCTCCAACATTGCGGGAGACACTTTGGTCATGGTTCACACAAGTATTTATGACTCGTTTAATGACTGAGAGATCAAAGGTTGTAATTGTAACTACACGCTGGCATGAAGATGATTTAGTAGGCAGATTAACTGACCCATCCAATCCTCATTATACGCAGGAAGAATGTTCTAAATGGAAAATTATAAACTTACCAGCCTTTGCCAGGGAAAATGATCCCTTAAAAAGAGCAGAAGATGAAGTTCTCTGGCCTGAGAGGTTTAATAAAGATTTTCTTGTAGCACAGAGGAATTTAGACCCAAGAGGTTTTTCTGCTCTCTACCAACAACGCCCCTCCCCTGAAGATGGTGATCTCTTTCAAAGAGAGAATATCCAGTATTACGAAAAAAGGAATCTCCCTAAAAATTTAAAGATTTATGCTGCTTCTGATCATGCGGTTGGTATTGATAAAACAAGACACGATTTAACTTGTCTTTTAATCGTTGGAGTAGATGAAGAAGATGATATCTATCTTTTAGATTGCTGGTGGGCAAGACAGCCAACAGATGTTGTAGTCAAGGCAATGTTAGGATTTATGACAAAGCATCGCCCTTTAATCTGGTGGGCAGAAAAAGGACACATAACAAAATCTATTGCTCCCTTTTTAAGGAAAAGAATGTTTGAAACTTCAACACATTGCAGAATAGAAGAAGTTGCTCCAGTTGCAAATAAAGTGCAAAGATCACAGTCTATAATTGGGAGGATGGCAATGAAAAAAGTTTACTTCCCTAGAGTAAGTCCTTGGGGAGGAAAAGCAATAGATGAATTATTAAAATTCCCTAATTCTCGGCATGATGATTTTGTAGACACTCTTTCTTGGATTGGTATGGGCTTGGGGGATTTAAGATCACCAAATGGATTAAAACCAAAAAATAATTTTCCCAAAACTGGGACAATGGCTTGGATAAAATGGGATTCTAAAATAAGACAAAAAGAGTTAAATCTTTCACAAACTAGTGGTTGGTAATGGAATTAGAAATTAAACAAATTACAGTAGAAACTACTGAAGAAGAAGAAAAAGAGGTTACTGAAAGACGTAAGGCTTTAGTCTCTCAACTTATTGGAAAAGTAAAATCTGCAAAACAATACCATAAAAAAGCATTTGACCAGATGCGTGAAGATATGGAAGCAGTGTTTAGAGGATATGCAGATAAAGGCTGGAATAAAGAAAACTATATTGCCAATATTCTCCATCGCCACGTTCATCAAAGGACAGCAGCATTATATGCTAAAAATCCAAAACCTGTAGCTTCAAGACGTAAAAGATTAGATTATAAATTTTGGGATGGGGACGAAAAGACACTAGCTGAAGCATATCAAAAAATGCAATCTGCTACTATGAATCAAATGCCACCTAATCCGCAGGATGTACAGATAGTACAGGATTATGAGTCCGTGCAACAAGGCAGAAAAATGCTTGATAAGGTTGCAGAAAGCCTTGAGCTTCTTTTTAGTTATTACATGGATGAACAGCAACCCACGTTTAAGAGCCAGATGAAAGCCTTAGTAAGGCGTGTAATAACAACTTCAGTGGGTTATGTCAAAGTGGGATACCAAAGAGAAATGGATCGCCTCCCAGAAATTTCTGCAAAAATGAGTGATGTACAGGCACAAGTTGACCATTTAAGACGGCTTACTCAGGAAGCAAAAAAAGGGGATATTACAGATGTTGATGCACAAATGGAAGAACTCCTCCTAA